CGAGCGGACCGCCTTGTAGGCAACACGCTCAGCAGCGATGCTGATGAGGTCGTGTGGCGAGTCAAGGTTGGCGAGGTCCGAGACCGCAACCGTCGCGCCGTACTGCGCAGCGGTAAAGAACTCGGATGAGATCGTGAGGGCATCGTCCGTTGGGGCGGTGCCTTCGGTCAGTACCGTCGTGCTGACCGCGAGGTCGGCATAACGAGCGTAGCGAAGGGTGTTCGTGCCCTTCACAAAGCGAGCTGGGACGTACATCCCTGGCATCGCGTGGACAGCACGTGCGCGCAGTTCCTCTTCAGCCCGTGCAGCAACAAGCTGCGTGACTAGATCGGAAAAGTTCGTCGTGCTGGTAGTTGTGGTAGCCATTGTATGCTACTCCTTCTTACTCAGCGAATGGATTTCCCAACGCTTTCAGAGCCTCAGAGATGCTCTTCGCGGTTGGCTTTTCTACAGGCGCGGCAGTTGCCCGACGCGCATTATTTGGATCCACTGGCGCTGGCTCCGGCTCGGCAGTCTGGGCAGTAGCAGAGGCAGCCTGACGAACAAAGTTTTCGAGCGCAGCAGCGCGGGAAACTTCATCCAGACCACCTGTGTCCTTCAAGAACTGATATGCGAGCGGGTATTCCCGTGCTAGGCGCTCCTCTTTCGCGGCTTGCTCGGCAGCAGCGGCCTTCTGCTCAAGTTCTCGAATCTTGGCTTGCGCCTTCTCGAACTCAGTCATCTGAGCCTGCTCCTGCTCTGCCTTCCAGCGAGCGAGTTCTTCCGCCTTGGACTTGATCTCATCAAGTTCCTTCTTGGTGGCGGTGAGTGCCTGATCCTTGCCTGCTAGGCGCTTCTTCCAAGTGGTGATGTCGGCCTCGCTCTCAGTGGCAGCAGCGACCTCCGCGACGGGCGCGGTGGACTCCTGCGACTCAGGGGCGGGGCTGTTCACGACTTCTTCAGCCACAGCATTTCTCCTTTTTCTTTCCTCCCCCGCACAGCGCGGGGGTTAATTGTTATGGATTGGTAAAAGCGTTGAAGATTTCCTGCTGAGTTGTTTCAGCAGCATTCTCCAATACTTGGTTGACTCCAGAACGTTTCTGAAGCGATTGGACAGCCTCAAGCGTAAGCGGACCTTGGCCAAGGATGGTTCCTCGGAGGAACTGTTCACCAGCTCCAGTGAGGAGACTTCGGCTAAGATCGCCAACAAGAATATCCTTGCCACGAGCGGCAGGTTGCATAATTGCTCTTCGGACGTACGTCGGCGCAACCGCGAACCCCATAGAATCTGGCGTGACGGGACTGACTGTTTGGACCAGATAGAGGAACGCATCGTCAAGGGCCAGCGTAGAAAGGAAACCGCTTTCGCTGTTGGACCTATTGTCTGCCCACTCAATGATGTCGCCCCAGGTGTTTAGTCCAGTAAGCGGCATTACTGTTCCGCGAGGTCCAGGAGTCAAGAACATCAACCGCATCATTGCGGGGATTGCCTTCCTAGTCATATATGAGTATGGGTACACACCAAGGAACGGATGGTTAAGGCTGCGCTCCAGCCAGCTTCTCTGTGTCGCAAAATATTGAATGGTGTCAGCTCTGCGAGTTCCCTTGACGAGCTGGGTAGCCCAAACGCCGGTGAACAATCCCACCAGTCTCTGCGCGTCTTCCGCAGCCATTCCGCCATCAGTAAGGGCCTTGATTGAAAGACCCTGCATTACTGGCATTTCATCTGCAATTCTTGCAGCAAGAAGTTTTGGATCTGTCTTAACGATGGACTCTTCTAGCAAGATTCGTAGAGCATCTTTTTGGTCGATTACACCAAAATGCTGCATTAGCTTTGGCATAATATCTGGATAGAGCTGATTGGTGTTTGCAATTAGCTCTTCAACGGCAAACCGGTCAGCCATCAAATCCCTGACGATCTTCTTCTCGTCAATTACTTCTTGCCCCGTTGCCAGCTTGGCTCTTTTTAAAAGCCGTTCGGCACGAGACACAAATGTTTGAGAAGACTCTGCAATAGCTGCCGTAGTCTTAACGGAACGAGAGTGGTGCTCAAAGAAGTTGTCGGCACGCTCTCGGTTGATATTGCTTCGGTCCAGGAAAGCCCGCTTGCGTGCCTGGGCTCCAAGCGCAGACACTGCTTCGTCGGAAGCATCATCCCAAATACCATAAATAAACTGCATTGTTTTGGTTTCAATGCGCTCAAGAACGCGCTGGAAGAAAGGGTTGAGACTTCCGAACCGCGCTGCTGGGAAGATTCTGTCCGTCATTTCGGTAATCCACGGCCATCGTCGCTTCGCAACTGTGCTGGTGTATACCGTAAGTCCAAATACCCTTGGATCACCGCCAGAGGCATCAATGATGTCTTTCATCACTTCATTGCCACCCTCAACGTACTTAGACCATCGCGCATCGCCAAGAACGTTCTTGAAGATCTCCTCTACCTGAATTCGTTCTGGCCAAAGACCGCGTGGCTGCGCCCCTACGTCTGCTGCAAGCCTGTAGATTCTGGTAAGAAGATCCCTGGCCTCTCCAACATTTAGACCAGCCTTGGTGACCATCTTTCCAACAAAAGCTTCGGTTGCCTTTGAGCGTGTAATCTCTGATCCATATTGACGATGAACTGCATCTATAAGGCCCTGTGTTCGGCTTGGACGAAGGTCCGCCTTCCCCAGCTGATTGTCAAGCTCGTCAATCGATGTTTCAGCAAGGTTGTCAAAGAATGGAACAACCATATCGACGATTCTTTCGCCACGGGTCCCATCATCAACAACAGTCACAATCTTCCTAAGCCCACCCTTTGGTGCCATTCCAAGGAAGTATCCGGCGTTTGCAATCTCGTCCCCAACAGAAACTAGAGCCTGCATTCTTACATCTCCAGCTTCCCAAAGTTTGTAAATCCTTTTGTAATCATTTCCCGTAAGTCGCATTGCAAATGCGCGGGCGGCAGCAGCCTGCTCAATGTAGTCACTGACCTGAACCCACGTTGACTTGCGGCCGTTGCCGTGAATTTGGGCAACCTCATCAAATCGTGACGCAAGATCGTCAGAAAGAGCCTGCAAGTCTCGCTCGATGTCTGCGGCTGCTCGATTGAACAGCGCACCCTGATCTTTTGGTAGATCCTTGACTGAATTAAGTTCTTCCTTGAGCTTGGCAAACTGCTTGACAACATCTTCTGCGACATCTTGCGTCAAGGTCCTTGTAGACACCAGCGAAAGTTTTGACCACTCTTCAGTTTCGTCAAACGTTGTCACAAGTCGTGCCAGCTTTCGTGACGCCTCACCGAATGCTGCACCACGATAAAATGCGGCAAAATCCGCAAGCGCCTCAATGTCGTCCGCGTACTCTGCAAATACACGAGTGGCAAGCTCACGTGCCGCCTCGATGCTCATACCGGATCCAGCAGCAACCCAAACAGCCACCTGTTCGATTGACTCAGGGGACTTGGACTTGACCAGGTCAAATACGTCCAGCTTTGATTCCCTAAGCTGTCTTACGGTTTCATCAGAAGCAATCTTCACATCAGCTGCCGCCCTGGCCTCTGCGTTGGCTCGAATGGCGATCTGCTCCTTGCGAACACGGCTAGATGTAATGATTCTTTCAATGTCGTCTACAATTGGGGCAATATCGTCAAGCTGAAGGATTTGGTCAATTGTAAGTGAGGTAATTGCGGCCTTCTCTTCGATCTTCTTTCGAAGGACATTTTGTAGTCTGTAGAACGGCTCATCAAGACGCGCAACCTCATCGGCCATCGATGAACGAAGATCCATTTTTCTGGCTTCGATAACATCTGGGCTGGCTCCGCTTCGCTCCAGCCTTTTGACAAGTTCCTTCTCTGCCTTGGCCAGCTTTTGCTGTCCGACACGAGCAGAGTATACAACATTCTTTAGAGTTGTATATGCCTTTCTTCCTGTTTTTCCAGCAAGATCAGCTCCGCTAAACACTTCATCAAATGTTTTACCTGCGCGAATTCCGCTAACAAGCTGGTCGATGTACGACTCTGCCGTGGAGAACGATTGCGCTCGAACTGTTTCTGTTGCCCTTCGGACAGCAACTGCACCGGTAGTATACTTGGCATTGACAGCCCAGTTGCGCAAACTTCTAGACGCAAACGCAGGATCAATGCTGTCAAGGACCTTCTTGAACTTTGGAACGTTAACTACACGAAGGAACGAAAAGGCCATTTCCTTAGCTGCGTGAGCGCCAAAGATTCTTCCAACCCCTTTAAGTTTTGACGTTGCAGAACGATGAAGCTCCCCTGCAAAATCGTACTTTTCCAGGAACGCAATCTCATCGTCAATCTTTGACAAACGTCCAGTAAGCTCCGTGACTCTTGCTGCGTTCTTTGACGCCGTAGCGGCAGCAAGATCGGCAGAAACGGCAGCCCGAACCTCCCTAATTGTCTTTGGGACAATCCTTCCGGCACGGGATGCCACCTTTAATCCAGAACCGGTTCCGAAAGACACCAGGTTAGTAGGATCAATGACAATAGAGTAGAAAAGATTGGCAACCTCGTTGTCCGAGAAGCCCCTGTTCGTCGAAGCAAGTTCCTCTGCAATATCATCAAGCTCAGCATCGCTAAGATTCATTCCCAGGTATCTGTCTAGGCCATTCTTGCCAAAGACCCCAGTGATGACGTCATTGCTTCCCTGGATTGCAGAGTTTAGCCTTGATCGAGCAACAGCTTTTTCTGTTTGCTTTCCCAAGAACCCAGCAGCTTCAGCAGCCGCGGCAAACGGAGTTCCGAGAAGCTCAAGCCCACTTACGGCCCTTTGTGCAATACTGGAGTCTCCAACCTTGACGTTTTCGGCTAATCGAACTACATTGCCAAGAGTTAGGTCTAACGCACCGCCAACAAGACCAATAGCTGGCTTGGCGGCAACGCCAACAATCGGAAGGTTCTCAGCAATGTTGACAAGACCTTTGCCCATATTGATGAATCCGGCAGTGACGTTTTCCGTCGACTCGCGGATGCTCTCTCCGGGCTTGGCAATATTGAACGCAACACGACCAAGATTATTAATCTCATCTTGGTTTGTTTTTGGAGCCCCAGGCTGCTTAAACCCGCCAGACGTTCCATCCTTTGGCGGATTGTATACGCTTGGCATTAACTCATTTCCCTTTCACCACGTCGGAAATCAACCAGAGACTGTTCAATCTCTTCTGGGGTAAACCGAGGCCTTGTTGGAATGTTTAGTGGTTGTCGTTCTCCAGCTCGGAAATCAACAAGCGACTGAGATACCTGCTGCGGGGTGAACTGAGGAACAATTGGAACAACTGGCTTGTTCGATGCCCGAACCCTTGCGGCAATGATATCCTTATTCTGAATGCTTGGAGGAGTGACGTTCCTAAAGAACGTATCCGCAGGACCCTTCAGCTCTGGTCTTGGAGCACCACCGCCAAAAACGTTAAAGATCCCAGCATTGACTCCTGTTCCAAGTGTTGATGTAAACTCTATAACTGCCTGCAACGGATTCTTTTGTTTTTCGTCTTCCTTCATTTTGGCAGTTCTAATATCTACGACTTTTGGAAGAGCATTGCTTTGGAATGACGCAGGGTCAAGTGTGCTTGTAGTTCTGCTCTCAAACTCAGGTTTAAGTTGCCAAACTCCAGACTTGACTTCTTCATATTTATCTAGGTTTGTGGCAACAGATCGGTTCCACTCCGACACGTCGGATCCCTGGAGAAGGTAGATGTCTCTTCGCTGCTGCGGGCTTAGGTTTGGCAACGTTTGCAACTGCTTTGCCTGTCGCAGGTTTGCTGCTGCCTGAACTTCACTAATATCAGACTTAATTATTTCTTTTACCGGATCTGGGATTGAAGCACTATTGAGAAGCACTTGCTCAATCTTTTGACGGACAGCACGGAACAATGCCGGGGTTGATGCCAGGGATGTATCAATGATCGCTGCCGTTCCGGCCTTCATAGCGTCGCCAGAGAATGTCCACTGATTGAATTCTTTATTCAACGGGGCATTGATCTTGTTTCCCTCAGCATCTAGCGCAATCGTAACCCCATTGACATCATAAACGTGTCCAATTGGATCGCCCGTTGTTTCCCCAGCTTTGTAAAGTGGTTCTCCGCTAATAACCTGGACAAATGGTTCAAGAGATCCATCTGGACCTTTTCCAAATGTAATTTGATTATATACACCATCAGCAAAGCTTGCGTTCGGTGGAGCAATAACCTCTTGGCCCTTTGGGTCCCAGGCAGCTACCCCAGATCGCAACTGTAGAGATTGGCCTTCAGTCTCTTCTGCATATTGCCAATCGTTGTCAATGTTCTGCTCTCCGCTAACGTCGTCGTATCGACCAGAAAGCGAGGCAATGCCTTCGCCAATCTTTTGCCTGTTGGCAAGGTCAACCTCATTGACGTAAAGCTGGTAAAGGTACTCTGAGTCCGATGCGAGGCTCAGGGCAAAGTTTTGAGCACTTCCACCAGGAATGATCCCAAAGAGCTTTGAGTTGCCACCGTTTACATAGGTACGCCACTGGCTACGAATATAGTCTTGGTCAATTGGATTGGTTGCATCACGAAGCATCCTGTTGCGCTCCTGTGAGGCAAAGGCAAAATCATCTTGCACGGACCCACGACCGCTTGCTCGGTTTGCTCGGTTGACCTCTAGGTACTTATCTCGGTCTCCGGCAACCGCATAGTCTGCCTCAACTCGGTCTAGCTTTCTTTCCCTCCAGTTTTTAAAATCTTCTGGGGAATCAATGTCTACTCCGATGGCGGTGAGTGCGCCTTCTGCCCCAGGGTTCTTAATCAAATATTCATCATACATCAAAAACACTTCTGGATTGTTGCGGATGTACTCGTATACCTTGTCTGGGTTTTCCTCTAGTTCAACAAGATCGGCTGTGTCTCCGATGCCAACTGCTGACGCGGCAATACGATACGCCGAAGCAAGGGCCTCGGTGTTTTTGGTAATCCTAGTTTTGGCTACACTTCCGCCGTCACCACCATACGAGTTTCTTGCCCGAACAATTGCCTCAACGGTATTGTTGAACAACATACTCTCTTTGGTGATTCCATTGGCAAGCATACTTTCCCTGAACTCTTTAACTAGGGAAACATACTGATTGACGTTAATGTTCCCGGCCAACAGCCGAGTATCCCACTTATTCTTCTGAGACACCCATTCGGCGCTGTAGGCGGTAGTGACGATTTCATACTTAAGTGGATCTGATGGGTCAATCGATGAGATCACCGCTTGCGTGTTAGCGCGGAAGTCCTCTATGCTGATTTGTCCATCATACAGAGCCTTGCCCTGATGGCCAATATAGGCAGCCCTTGTTGAGCTGATTGCCTGCTCATAGGTATTCAGGTTTTCTGGATCTGTGGAGTCTTTTGCCCTTCCGTTGAGGAAGCCCATTAGCTGCTCGTAGTTGGCGCCGTTGGTTGCGTTGAACTCTTCTACAAGTCCAAGATAATCTCGGTTGATGTCAAAGTTATTGGCTGCGGAAATCTTCTGTAGAAGGGTTTCCCATTCAATGCCGCCTTCCTCGAATCCGCCAAGATCCGCAAGTTCTGTGTAGAACTTAGTCACATCTGCAATGGTCGGAATCTTGCCAAACAGCGCCGTTCCAGCGTAAAACGCCTCAAGGAGCAAACGCTCCTCTTCGGCCTTCTGCTGTCGAATAAGGTTCTGAATAACCGAGGAAAGATTGCTTGCCCCGGTTTCAGCTCGTCCGAAACGTCCTCTTCGTGCCATTAGGCTTGTACCTCATTGGTTCCCGTCGGTGTTGGGACGAGGTTTGCCTCGCCCGGCGCCGCCGCATTGGCAGCTGTCGCCTCAGGCGGCAACTGCGCTTGGTTTTCTGGTTGGTTTAGCGACTCGTTTCCGGGAACTCCGGAAGTCATTGTTCGTTGTGCGTTGGCGGCCTGTTCCTGAGTCATCATTGCCTGCTGTTGTACGGCCTGTTGATTCATCAGGTTCATCTGCTGCATTTGTCCCATTACCTGGGTCATTGTGGCAACAGCCGCTGGGTTGAGGGTGGCATCCGTCTGTTCGTCGCGGATGAGCTCCTTCTCGCCAATTGGATCTTCCACGCCCACGCGGTCCATCGCACGCTCTGCTGACCAGAGTCGGTTCTGTACGAGGTTGATCGCGGTGCTTGCAAGTTCCAGCGTGTCTCGTGGTGTGAGTTCAGGGGCAATGATCTCAATGCGGTATTCGCCAGCAATGAGCGACTTCACAGCAGGATCCTTTGCCTCCCACACGCGGGCGCACATCTCCCAGACCTTCTTCATCCAGGCATAGAAAACCTTGCGCTTTGGCGCGAGGCGTGACTCGTAGTTGGCAATGAGGGCTGCGATGGCGCGGGACGAACCCAGCACCTGCGCAGGCGCGAGGCCGAGGAGCAGGTCGTTGAGACCCGTCGCCACGGTCAACTCGCGGTCAATGCGGGCGACATAGGCTTCGATCTGGAACTGAGGAATGAACGGCTGTATGGCACGGAGTTCGTTGCCAGGACCAGGCGTTGCCACGCGACCCGGCTTTGGCAGCGCGTTCGGTGGTACCTCATCAGGAGCTTCGGCTCCGACCAACTGCCACATCTGTCCGCCCACGATGGACTGGATCATCTGCGCCATTGCAGTGACCCGCTCGTCCTTCTCGCGGAGCAGTTGCTCAGGATCGTAGAGCGCAGGCTTTCCGTATGGGCTGCCTGGGATCTTGCCGTTCGGGAGGTGGATGTACGGGATCTGTCCTGCGTACTCAGGGTGCGCGTCGTTCTTGACGAGCGTGTTGCCCACGTAGATCGCATTGTACACCAACGGCGCCTTCCCTGGCGACGTCGGCACCTTGTACCAGTAATCGTAAACTTCCACCTGCATCTGCTCGTAGGCGGTCTCGCGGCGGAGAGGGTTTCGCTCAAAGGCGTTCGCCCAGACGTTGCCGATAGGATCGTCGTGGCTGCCACGGCTTGTGTAGGGGAACCACTTCTCGCCCTGCTTGACAGGAATGACGTTGACGCCGTAGTCCTCTTGGATGGACTGTGGCGACATCCCGTAGGTGTAGAGCGCCCAGTCTAGGCGGTTGTAGTCGCTGTTGCCAAAGCCGAGGTAGAGGTTCTCAGGACGCTCGATGATAGAGATCTTTGGCACGCGCTCAATTGGATCCCAATAGACCTTGGCGGCGGTGTGGCCGTACAGCTCTTTGAGGAGCGCAGCCTGTTCTAGCTGGAGATCCATCTCGTTTGCTTCCCACCATCGGAAGTAGAGCTGCTCTCTAATCTGCGATGCAGTTCTGTCTTCAGGGGCAGATCCAGTTGGGACGTAGTTGATGACTGGGCGAACCGCTTGGATCGCCGCAGGGATCTGGACGTAGGCGTGGTGGATGTTGACGGAGACGTGGGCGCGACCAGCGAGGCGGGCGCTTGGGTCTTCCGACCAGTGGTCTGCACCACCAAGCGTCATCGTCTCTGGGTGGTAGAGGTTGTCCATACGGCGGAACAGCGCCTTGAGGCGGTTCTGCTCTGGATCGACCAACTGCTTGCGACCAAGGATCTCCTGAAGCAGGGTGAAATCTTCCGACTGCTTCGGGTCAAGTTCCTGCGCAACAAGCGAGGACTCCAGCATCTTCAGCGATGCGGCCTCGGTTGGTGACAACTTCTCTACGTTTGGTTGGATGCGGAGGGTTCCAGAACCACCACGTAGACCAGCAGAAAAACCCCCAGGGGCGCGTCGGCTGCCCTTGGAGGTGGCGTTCATTGCAACAGGGGCGTTCGCCACTGGTGCGGTTCGTGGGAGCGGGGAGTTAGAAGCTCCGGCGGGTAGGCGGAGGGAGCCGCCGCCGGAGCTATTGATCTTCGTCGGTGATGTGGCGAGTGGGGCGACA